TATAGCAAATCGTTGTAACTGTCAAGGGTTTTAGTAAAAATGTGCATTTTGAAAAATTTTGAGCTGGCCGGGAAATTCCCGGCAGGGGCGTCCCTCAGAATAATTGGTGAATTTCTGATTTAAGAATTTATTTTGGGGGTTAGGCTTTAGCTTTTCCTATCCTCAATTTTTGTTAGCTCATACCACCCATCAAAAAGAGGGGTGTCTAATCTTTGCTTAGTCTTGTTATAGGTAATAGCAAAACTTTTAAAGTGAGCAAAACTTTCAAGTGTGGAATAAAAAGAATTTAAATCCTCTATACCAGCAGTAACCTTAAGCCTAATCTTGTTAGCTTTTCTATTAGTCATGTTTAATAGTCTCCCGAACTTAAGCATTCGCACCCATAGCCATTGTGAAAGGCTTCAACGATGTCTTTAGTTTCTTGGGTTACCTGACTAGCAAAACCGTAAGCAAGCTTTTCTTTGTAGGCTACAAGGTCAGCAAAAGTGGGGTAATCCTCTTCATATAAAAAAACCTCATGCGTAATTAAATAAGTGTCTCCATCATGCTTGTAAACAATTTCAATAAAGCAAGTAGGTATAGTGCATTTAATTGCAGGGAAACCATAAGAAATTAAATTAGTTTCTAAATTACTAATGTGAGGTTTTAAAGTGTCATCATCATTTTTCAATTCCTTTAAAAATTCTGTGCATAAAGTTTGAGGCACATTTTTTATATAAGAAGTTGAACTAATGACGTAAAATTTTTCATCAAAAGTCATAATAAATTGACTAATAAAAGTGTACAAAGTGAAAGGAAATAAGCCTTTCATATAACGTCTAATAAATAGACGTTATAAGCAAGGATTAAAGATTTAAATTTTCTTTTAATTTATTAATGAGTGATAATGCTCTATTAGTTCTAATAATTAGAGCTTGCTTACAAACTATCAAATCATCGTCAGATAATTCTCTCAAATTTGTGTTTAATTCTTCTATCTCATCAAATAATTCATAAAAAGGTAAGGTTTTAAAGTCATCCATAATAAAAGGAAATAAAGTGTATAAAGTGAAAGGAAATAAGCCTTTCATATAACGTCTAATAAATAGACGTTATAAGCAAGGATTAATTAATTGATTAAGCTATTACAGGCACATATTTCGCTGTGTTTCCGTGGGCATTAATATAAATATTCTTACCACGTTTAGAACCGGATCCACTACACATAGAACACAGCTCGCAACTTGTCTTCTTACCGGCCTCTATGGATGCTGGGCAATTTATAAAACCTTGAGGTGCTTTTGTGTCTTTATGTTTGACTAAGAAACAATTAAACCCTAAATCACTTGCATATAAATAGTCTTCGAAAGTATCGCATGATGCTTGAAGAACATTTTTAAAATCAATAGCGAAATCGTGCCTATATTGGTGACTATATCCAGTATGAGACTTGCACACACTTAATAGAGGATTCCAAACAGATAACGGAACCATCGTAGGATCTCCAGCTGATCCCATACGAAGCGATCTTCCTTTAATTAGATTTAAATCTGAATTTTTAAAATAATCATATCTATTTGCTTTATATGATTTCCAAACTTGCAACGGTGCTTGAAACCATTTTACATAACAAGATCCATTGTTATAACCGGCATGTGGGCAGTCTCCACATACACCACGATTTAAACCGTTTTTGTGTGCTTCGTTTGGTTTATGGTCTTGTAATAAGATCCAAGTTTGTAGCATGTCGCCGGTCTTCTCATTACTTGTAGAGGTTTTTAAGCCTGTAATAATACATACGATTTTTTGCCCAGTTAATGGACTCACGCCCTCGAACAAAATACGTCCGTTTTGATTGAATTTGCTTTGCATAATCTTTAATAAATAAGATTGAATAAAAGAGTAAATAAACTCTATAAAAATATAATAAACCGGATTAATAAGAAAGTCAAAAGTTATTAATATCAATTTATAAATTTAATTCACAGACTTATCCACAATCTGAACATATGGCCAAACGGCCTCTAAACAGAGCGAAAAACGGCAAAAAAGGGACAAAAAAAGGGTAAAAAGTACAATTATTTGCACATTTTGTCAAATATTCTTTACAAAACCGGGAAAAACTTTACATTTTGTTGTAAATCCGCCTAATTTTGGAGAAAAGTTACAAATTTATTGAGAATATTAAGGAAATATTAAAAAAAGTTGTAAAACTTCATAAAAAACGTCAAATTTTGCCTATTTTTGCAGTACTGTCTACAACACAGTACTACAATCTGTAATATTTCGCCAAAAACGGCTTAAAAACGTGTCAAATACCCTTCATATACTGTAATATTTGCCCTATATATTTCTTTTTTTGTAACAATGCAACAATTTATTAAGGGCGGGCCTGATACCTACAATTTTTTTTACCCCAATTTCGGGTTTTTAAAGGCGTTTTAGGGGGAGAATGTATAGAACTTAAAATTAGGTCAATAGATCTATCAATTATTTAAAAATGCCTGTTTCTCCACAGGATTTCGAGTTATATTCACGGATGACTGGGGCTCCTATGCCTTCTGATGCCATGTCTCGCATGCAAATGGCTCCTGATGTATATAAATTTACGAAAAACTACGCAAAAAAACCAAATTTACTACAAAAAACTGGGAATGTAATAAAAAATATAGGCAAAACTACCCTTGTAGGGGCCGGTATGTTGGCTGGAATGGATTTAGATAATCAAGCAAGGCAAAAACAAGAATTAATGAGGAATGAAGCAGATAAAGCTCAGTCTGAAGCTGTTTCTATGAGCGATCCCATAGAACAAGAGAAATTAGATAGTCCTGCAATGGCAAAAATAAGATTACAAATGGAAGCCGATGCAATAAAACATAAAAATAAGCTAGAACTACAAGACAGAATGGATGCAAGAGCAGGTTTTTCAAAAGTAATTCAAGAACCTACGTCTGCTGATAGTTATGGACAAGATCGTGTACAAAATCAAACCTCGTCACAAATCGTTGATAGAAAGTTAGAACAGGGATCGCAGTTAGCAGATGAAACTCCTAATGTTGCAGAAGTTTTAAGTAAATCCCAAGACAGTACACCTTCTGAGATAGGTAAGGGGTTAGGAAACGATCAATTAGCAAAGTTTTTAGGACAAAAAGGTATTAATAAATCCTTGTTGGGAGCAATCTCGGAACGAACACTGCCACAGCCACGTATTGGAGATAATTCACCATTATTAGATCATCCTGATGTTATTGGTGGTGAAGATGATGCTACCCTTCCAGGAGGAACTAATACAAGTCCCACTCAGGATTTAAACAGTTTTTATAAAGAAATGAGAAAAATGGATGCACAAGAAAGATCTAAACGTGTATCTCCAAGTGATAAACAAATGAATTTATTAGAAAAGAGAGCTATTGATAATGAGAATGCATTAAAAAGTGGTTTTATGAATTTAGATGATGAGGGAAGAGCAAAAGAGACTGCAAGATTGGGTGGTGATCGTATAAGAGAAATGGCTAAAAAAAGTCCTGATGCAATAAGCGGTACAGATATAAAAAGAACTGGTTTACTTAGCGGACAATTAACCAGATTTCCAGCTGGAGAAGAAACTAGAAAAGCAGAAGAAAGAAAAAGATTAAGGCGTGAAAGAAATGCGAATATGTCTACATCTGAGAAAGCTGATGATTTTACAGCAAAATTTGTTGAAGGTGCTAGATCAGATATTGTTAGAGGTAAAAGAGGTAATCAGTCATTAGGAATAACACGTATTCCAGCAACAAATGGTGATGCTCAGGTAGGTTTTGTTTTAGCCAACAAACCACTGGATCAAAATCCAACAAAAGCCACTACTTATGGCTACGGAGTAGCACCTGGAGCTGAAAGTTTATTAGATAATCAGTTAAATCAAGATTCTTTTAGTGATTACATGAATCGAGGTAGAAGTGAGGCGAGAGAGGGTAAAAAAAGAAAAGCAGGGGAAATATTTGAATTTTTACCTAAGAGTCGAAGAGTTGTCCAAGGTACTGCAAGTCTAGGTGACATCGTAATGTAACCTTTGCTAAATTAGAAGTATTAAAGAAAAATTATGACTAAGTTTTTATTACCAATCGCAATCAAAGTGATCAACAAAGCAGTTGATAAAATTCCTGAAGATTTAGATGATCTTCTAAAAAAATTCGTTGTTACACTTCTGAAGAAGGCAGCAGCTAAAACTGGCAATAAAGTAGATGATTTACTTGTTGCACAATTAGAGAAAGCACTTTTCGAATCCTAAATTATGGTTAAAATTACCAACTTAAACAGAAGATTAAAATCACCAGCGGATAAGGCTGTTCAAGAAGGTAAAGAAATTCCTAATTTAATTACAGGACCTAGTCGTGCTACTCAAGATTTTCTGCGTCCTAACCCATTTTTAGGTAAATTTAAAACTAATCCTTTAAATGAAGATTTTTATCCAGGAGCAATATTTGGAAATACAGATACTTCATTTGCAGCTCAAGAAGATATTGATTCAAGGGTTGGGTTTTATGGTAATACATTTGAAGGTGATGACAATATTGCAGCTCAAGAATTTTTAAATGCTTATTATCAAAACTTAGGGGGAGAGAATACTGCTGAAGGTAAAGCTTTGATTGAACCTGATAGAATAGTAAGACCAGAGAACTTAAGTCAATTGTCCTCACAACCAGCAACTGGTGGAAGTGGAGAAGCAGATCCAAACGTATCTGGTAGATTCCCAAGTAATTCGGTGGCATTTTAATGGGTGCAAAAACACAAGTAGCAAAAGGAATATTGCAGTCATTTGCTGGTGATGCAATGACAGGTTATTTCAAAGGACTCTTTGGTGCAGCAGGTAAAGCAGGTAAAGCTGCTACTCAAGGAGCTTTAAATTATGGAGCAGGTGTATTAGCTCCGGGGGTTCCTCAAAGCCAGCTACCAAAATTATTCAGAAGCTCTGCTCAAAGTGCTCTTCCACAACTTGGATATTATGGTGGACAAGCTGCTTTAGCTGGAGGTATTGCTGCAGCTGCTGCTTCTATGGATCAACAATCTAATTACTCACAACCAATGTCTGGTAGTACAGGAAATAAAGATATGGATAATTTCCTAATGAGTCAGCAATTACAAAATCAAAAGTTTATGCACGACATGGCTTTAGTACAGGCAAGAGCTGAATCAAGAATTCCAGGTACCCAATATGGTGGATCATTAATGAATATGACTCAGAAATCTGATCTTCTTAGAGATGCAGCTGAGGCAGAGCGTTTATATACAGATGCTGGAGAAATAACAAACAGAGAAGTACAGGGTATAGGAAGAATGATATATGGAACAGGACTCCGTGCATAGTAATTTTATAATTTAAAAAAAGGTAAAAAATTATGATTCCAGGCGGACAAATTATAAGTGGAGCAGGAGCCATTGGTGGTGCTGGACAGGTACAAAGACCATATGGTCAATTGTTTAATGTGCCTTCAGAAGGTAATTTTAGAGGAGATGGTAAGGGTTTTCTTGATTCGTTTACAAAAGGATTTACGAGTTATAAACCTAAAGAGAAAGATAGTCAAGAAGAATTTTATTCAAATTTAAATAACCAAATGAAACAAGCTTCACAAGCTACTACTGGTCGAGTTGCCGATAATATGGTTTTATATACTCCTGAGAGAAGAGAACCTATGGTTATAGGAGGTAAACCAGGATCACCAGGATATGGAGGTCAGATTGGATCAGGAATAGGTACTGCAATTGGTGGTCCAATCGGGGGAGCTATTGGAGGAGCTATTGGTGGTATATTCTGTGATGTCAGAGTAAAAGAAGATATTGCTCCATTACAAAACTCTGAAGTAAATGACGTATTATCAGAGTGTGCGTTCTTTGTAAAAGATTTAAATGAGTGCTCTTGAAAAGCTTAAACAATTAGAACCTATTCAATTTAGGTATAAAAAAGAGTTTGATCCAGAACAGAAGTTAAGAGCTGGGTTTTCAGCACAACAAGTTCAAAAGATTATTCCAGAAGCCGTTGTGGAAGAAAATGGGATTTTAATGTTAGACATGAATGTTTTGAATAAATATATGAAACAAGCAAAAGAAGAACTAAAAGCAAAGAATACTTAATTTAGAATATTGCTATCAAGTATTTGAAAAGTTAGATGGTAGCACCTGCAGTTGTACCAGCATTAGCGATGGCTGGAAAATTAGGATTAAAGTTTTTACCGGTAATAGGTGCGGTATCAGGAGCTGCCCCAGGACTAAGGAAAGGTAATGTTGGTGAAGCAGCATTAGGTGCTGGAATGGGAGCTTTGACCGGAGGACTAGGCACAGGAGCGGCTATAAAAGGTTTAACTAAAGGCGGAATGAGAATGGCAGGAGGAATGGGAGCACAGCAACTTTTAGGAAGAACTGCAGGAGCAGTTGGTGGTTTAGGAGCACAAAAAGCAGTCATGGGTGCCTTGACACCACAAGTTTTAACTAAAGCTGCACGAGTTGGAATTCCTTTAGCTGGTATAGGAGCAACAGCTAAACTAGCAGGCGGAGTTGGTGGTGGAGGTTCTCAAGCAGCATCTCCTACTCTTGGAGGAGCTGCAGGATTAGTTGGTTATGGAGCGATTGGTAACGAAGGTATGGGAGGAGTTCCTTTACCACCAGGAATGGGTCCTTATGGAAATATAGGTCCATCAGGTTTACCTCTTGATGTACTGAGTCCACTTGGTTTAGATGCAGGTAGAAGACTTAGAACTCAGAAAGATGCTGAAGCATTGAGGGACGCAACAAACATTGTTCTACCTACAATACGTAAGTTCTCTGAACAGGCCAAGAAAGATGACTTTGCAAGAAGTATGGCTGCAAGGGGTATTGCTCAAAATATTGCAACAAATGCAGCACTGACTCAAGGAATGGCTGCAGCTACTAGACAACTAGGCACAACAGCTGCACAGCAAGCTGGTGCAGGTTTAATTACTCAGTACAATTACTAAGATGTCCAAACATGATCTAAAAGGTGTTGACACCGGTAAGGTAGGTAATAACAAAGGTGTAAACCTTTCTTACGATGAATATATGAGAAGATTTGGACCAAAGAAAGAAATACCAAAAATGGATAATCTTCAAGATTTAGAAGATTTTTATGGACCAAATGTGCAAATACCAGGATTAGGTAAGACTACTGAACAATTAAAAGTTGAATTACAACCAGTAGGACTTCCAAAGGATGCAAGGATTTTACCAGATGGAACTGTTTTACCAAAAGGTGCTTCTACTAAAGTCACAAAGAAATTTGCTGATAAAACTAATTTTTTAGATGAATATCTTTTAGGAGGTTTAGCTTCTGGTCTAAGTAAACCAGTTTATGAAGGGTATGAAAAAATAGATGTTGATGATTTATCACAATATAAATTACTTCCTGATCAACAGAACAGATTAAATCAAGCTTTAGAATTAGATGACAGCATAAAAGGTGGTGCTACTTCCAGTACACAAGAAGGTGTAGACTCATATTTAGATTTTAAGAAACAAACAGATACACAGAGCAGAAAAGGAAGAATATTAGATAATGCACTAGATTTTCTTAATATGCGTATGCAGTTGCCTTTCTATAAAGATCAACTAAAAGATGTATCAACATTTAAACAACAACAACTTTTAGATGCGGAAGCAGTTAAACAGGCTTTACCTAATGCACAACAAGCACGTATGTTGGCAGCAAGTTCTGGTTTTGCTACAGAGGCTCAAGCTTTAGCAGCTCAGCAAGATGCTGCAACTAGATTTGCCGGTCTTGGCATGCAGCGTCGATTTGGTTGATCTAAAATTTAAATAACAGTTTTTAAAAACATGGGAAGAAGTAAACCAAAACCACCAAAAGTTGTAAAACCTAAAAAGAAGAAGAAAAAAACAAAAGTTACACAGTCACCTTCTCAGTCTTTAGCTACACAAACAGCATTAAATGAAGCTGCTAATAGACAGCAATTATTGAATATGGAGAAAGGTGCAGAATTAGATAGAGTCAATGCAGAATTTTTTGCCCAACAAGATATTAGAAGAACTCAAGCAGCAGCTGCAGAGAATAGGTTAACAACTAGAGTAGCTGGAGAAGAAACTAGAGGAACAATAAGAACACAAGGATCAGAGGATCGTGCGTTAGCCGCAACCACTGGTTTGGAGTATAGGAGAGGATTACAGACAGCTGGGAAACAAGATAGAGCACTACAACGTGTTAGTGGTCAGGAAACTAGGAGAACAAGGGCTGAAGAGGGTAGACAGACAAGAGCAACTCAAGGACAATTATTAGCAGGTCAGGAAAGACAAATAGGTCTTGCTGGAGTACAGGAAAGAGCAGCTATAAGAACTACTGGACAAGAGACAAGAGATACAAGAAGGGTAGAAGGAGTGCAGACACGTTTGACTGCTGCTGAGCAAGGCAGACAAAATAGGATGGGTATACGTACAACCGGTTCTCAAGAACGTATGGGAATGCGTACAGCTGGTCAGCAGGAAAGGTTAAGATTAGGAAAAGCTGGCTTAGAAGAACGTAGAGGAATTCGCACAACTGGTCAGCAGGAAAGAATGACTCAACTCCAAGGATTAAGAGTTGGTGGACAAGAGCAACGAAGAACAAGAACCCAAGAACAACGTGTTGGAGGACAAGAACAACGAGCCACAAGAACACTTGAACAACTTGTTGGAGGTCGCGAAGAGCGTAGAGGAATGCGTACAGCTGGTAGACAGGAAAGACAAACTATAAGTAGGTCAGCTCAGGAGCAAAGACAAACAGACTTGCAAAGGGAGATGTTTAGACGCTATAAAGAGAATAGAGATTTCGAACAAGCAAGAGGTTCATATCGAGTATGAAGAAATGGATTCAATCTTTAAATAATAAAGATCGTGAATCCTTTCTTGAATTTTGCAAAAAGACAGCTTCTCCAGTACAAATATATTTATTTTCCAGATTTTTAGGTTTTCAAGGGACGATAGTGGAATGTAATGAATGGTCTGAAAAAGAATTTAAAAAAAGAAATTTTAATCAAGTTTTAGAAAGTGAGATAGATAATATGCGTGATGATATTTATAAACTTAGACAAGCTATTGATATGGGTTTAGTGAAACAGGATATGGGTGCAGCTAGGATAGCAATGCTACAAAAAGAATTACGTGGGGCTATAAAACAAATTGATGATAAAAAAGTTCTTATGGATAAACAAGGATTAATTCTTGCCGGAGCTGATAGAGCGTTACGAGAGATGTTATCTATTTTTAGAGATGATCCGATTGAAGGTCCTTTACAAGAAGCTTCTATGGGAGTATGGACAAAAATACTTCAAGAAGAATCTTAAGAGAAAATACGCTATGCTGAATTCATGGCAGGAACTAGTATTTACAGCGTCTACAAAAGGACTGCAAGAGCAGCTGCAAAACAGCAGGTAGTTAAGAAAACTTCAAATGTTGACGTAGAAAGAGCCAGAGAAGATTTTGCCTATTTTTGTGATGTTGTAGGGGGAAAACCTCCAGCAGCACATCATCTTGAATGGCATAAATATTTATGTACAGGGGAGAATAGTGAATGCTTGAAAAGTATCGCTGGTCCTAATATTGATATCCTTGCACCAAGGGGATCTGCCAAATCAACTGTATTGGGTCTATATACAGCCTGGGCAATAGGAGTCCATGCAACACACAAATTACCACTTAAAATTTTATATATTTCATATACTGTTGATGTAGCTAGACCTAAGAGTGCAGCAATAAAAAGAATTATAGAAGAAAGTAAAGTTTATAAAGAAATTTTTCCTAAAGTAAAAATTGCTAAAGGAATTAATTCAAATGAATATTGGAGTATTGATTGGAAATTTGCAGGAATAAAATCAACCGGTGAAGAAGAATTTAGTGTATGTTGTGCAGGATTAAAAGGTGCTGTTACTTCAAAAAGATCTCATCTTTGCATAATTGATGACGCAATAAAAAGTGCAGATGATATTAAAAACAAAGATATTCGACAAGCAATGGAAGATAACTGGAATGCAGTTATTGTTCCGACTATGTTTGAAGGTGCTAGGGCTATTTGTTTAGGTACAAGATTCAGACACGACGATATTCACAATACTACGTTTTTACCATCGAATGGTTGGAAGCAAATAGTACAATCTGCTATCACAATAGATAAAGAGGGAGAAGAGATTTCGTATTGGCCGGATATGTGGTCATTAGATTACTTGAGTGATAGAAGAAGAATCGCTCCGGTAGCTTTTAGTTTTCAATATCAAAATCAGATTGTACAAACAAGTGAATTGTCGTTATCTCCAGATCTAATTGTTAAGGGAACTATATCAACCGATTTTGATTCTTTGGGAGTTGGAGTAGATTTATCTGCTGGAGTTAGGGAACAAAATGATTATACAGTTTTTGTAATGGGAGGAAGAGTAAAAGATAAAATTCACATTATAGATTGTAAGAGAGTGAGGGTGATGGGCAACTTAGAAAAATTAGAGCTTTTAATGGAAATGATGGAAGAATGGGGAATTATTCACAAAGATGGAAAAAATTACTTTCCAACTGGTAGTTCAATAGATGTATGGTCAGAGGCGGTTGCATATCAGGCATCTTTAGAAGCTGATTTTAAAAGAATATGTTTACAAGAACAAGGTTTATACAATTTAATTTGGCATCCTGTAAAAGGTTTTCGTGGAGATAAAGTTGCTAGATTTCGAGGAATTATGGGACTTTTCGAACAAAGAAAAATTATTTTTAACAAGTTTAGAAAGATGGGTGCGTTAACAGATGAGATAGTGAATTTTGGGGTTAGCTCACATGATGATTGTGTAGATGCTTTAGTCTGGCTATGTAATGGGTTAATGACTCGTGGAAAACTTGAGTTAGAGTATTGACCAATTAAACTATTATTATCAACAAACAATGTCACCAACGTACTACAAAATTGAATTAGAGCAAGATGCTTACGGATCTGCTGTAATTCCTCTTCCTGATGAGCTATGTCATGATTTGGCACTTGATCCTAATGAAAGGTTCGAAGTAGAATGTGAGGGAGATGTGATTACATTCAAACGTCTTCACGCTGGATACAACATTGATCAATAGTCTAGGTTCTTAATCTAATGAGTGAAAGTAATAGCAAATCGGTTTTAGATTCAATGATCAAATCCGTCATCAATAGGGATGGTCAGGGAACAGCCGACACTATGCTGATTAGTGCTCACTTATCCCAAATGAAGATGTTTGGTATAAGACAAGGAGTTGAGTTCTATCCGATGCAAGATAATCTTGGAACTCAAAGATTTGATTTTATACAACAGGTAATTAAATTTAATCAATTAGATGCAAGGCTTGATGCAATATGGGATAGATTTTTAGTTTATGGTAAAGGATTATTTTATATAAGACCTACAAAAAAATCTTACAGAATTTACTGGTTTAATAAAGATTCATACAGATCATATTATTCTCCAGAAGGTGAACTTGAAGAAGTAGTTATTATTTATCCTTACAAAGTAAAATCTTCTAAAGGATTTTCAGGAGTAGGTTTAAATACAGATAAAAGATATATGAGATTAAAAATAACTGCGAAAGAAATAGAAGAATTTCATAGTGAACAAGAATTAAAATTTGGTTCTGACAATACAAATTTTGCAGCTTTCGATAAAAAAGTTGTAGAAAATACTATGGAGTTTATTCCTTGCGTAGAAGTATTTAATAATCCAGATGCATTTGGAACTGAAGGATCAGGAGAATTTGAATTTTTATCTAATCAAATTGTTGCTCATGATGAGATGGTAAAGAATATAAGAGCAAATTTATCATTTTTTGGTAATCCAACTCTTTTATCATCTAGACCAAAACAAGATATTGTTGAGAGTGATTCTGATACTGCACAAAGACCAAGTATATCAAGTCAATCTGGTTTTACTTCAAATGTTGATTTATTTAGTTCTACTTATAAACAGGATCCAGTAACAAGACAACAACCTGGATATGCTGGAAAACCTGGAAGTGGAATGAGGGTTCCAAGAGTTATAGCTAATTTAGAACCATCAGATAGAGTAGGTTTTATCACACCAAATGCTGTAGGTTCAGACCAAGCTCGTTATACAGAACAGTTAAGAAGTGAAATTAGATTAGCTTTAGGTGGTATTGATGATTTAAGTATTACTAACGTAACAGCAACTGAGATTAAATCTGCATATGGAAGAGTTAGTGCTACAGCTAAAAAGAAATGTTTACAAATTTATCAATATGGAATTTGTAGAGTTTTTGAATTAATAATTTATCAAGAAGAACAGATATTTAAAAAATCACTTGCTTTTCAAGCTGGCTTAAAATATCCAGTTCCTCCAGAAGGACTTGAAGATGAAGTTGAATTTGAGCAAGCCTTAGAAAAATTTGAAAAACAAAAAGCTAAATATGAACAGCAATTACAAGATGCGATAGCTGAAGCATTAGAAACTCAAGAGATTCCTGATGGTGTTGTAGGACTGGCTCCTGATGGAGATAGAACGGTATTATGGAGATGGATGGGTCCTGTGTATGAAGATACGGCACAGGATAAACTCAATCAATCCATCTTTACTAGGAACCTTCAAGAATTGGGGGTTGATAGTATAGAAGCACTGAAGTATTTATTTCCTTCTAAAACTGATGACGAAATTGCTGGAATGCTTTCCGGTTTTCCATTCAGAATGGTAGGAGAAGTACAAAGGGCGTACTCTTCATTTATTGACTTAATAAATCAAGAAATGAGAACACCGCACCCTCAGCAACCTAACCTACCAATGGCTGCAGATCCGAGATTGGATCTAACTCCATTTTTATATAGAACATTAGAAAGTTTACAAAAAGAGGTAACTTATGCAGGACGCTACCGCAGCTCAGACCCAATCAGCACCCCAAGTATCCCAGACCCCACAGAACAGCTACGTGGCTCAGAGTCCTTCAGTAGCAACTTCCCAGCAATGGGTGGCACCGACAACGACACAGGCGGTACCAGCACCTCAAGTGCAAGCCCAGATGGGGGTACAGGGGTACCAATCAGCCCCTACAGCGTACAGCCCCCAGCCACAAATGGCGAGTCCACAAGCGGACAACCCATACAAGGACGCGTTCAACAGGGTAGTGGGACTCCTGAGTTCACCAGTTCAATTCCCGTTCCAGGGTCAACAGTCAAGTCAGATCCCAGCAGTAGACCAGGGCAACTACGGATACCCACAAACGACCCAGTACAGCAATCCGGCTCAGCAGACTTATATGCCTTCGAGCAACAGCAGCCAGGAGTACTACGACGACTATTCCCAACTTTCTTCGGAAATAACTGAAGATGATCTTCTGGACGCAGGAGTAAGTGAGGAAAGTTTAGAAGTAATTAATCATTTTGGTGTAGATGCACCAGCTGTATTAAATGATTATGCTTGTCAGATTGAAGATTCATTAATAACAACTAATCAGCAATTACAAGAGGCTGTAGGTTTGTTACAGGAAATGTCAGAAGAGCATAAAGCTTACGAAGAAATTTTGACAGATCCAGATGTATTAGCAGATTATACATGTGAATTCTTTGGTCCTGAAGGTCCATATCCAGTAGATGAGGATGGATATGATGATTACTATGAAGACTCATATGAACAATCATATGCAGAGGCTCCTATGAGACCTGAAATGCCTATTCCTCCACAACCACAAGCTCCTGCTGATGTAGAAGACTTCTGGGGAGATTTCGGAGATGCTGCAGATCGTGACCCACAAAATGCATGGCGTTACTTAAATGCTGCTCAGCAAAATCCTGAAGTATTCCGTCAGAAACTTCTTGTAATGGAGTAAAACAAAAGGGGTGATTTTCACCCCATTTTATTTTTAATATGGAAAACAAAAGTACAACAGAAAAAGCAGATCAATTTTTAGCAGCATTAGGAACTGCTGGAGGCCCTATAGGATCTCCTGATTTAGTAAATTTTGGTGGTACTGATATCCAAAGTCAAGTACAAGCTGGAAATATTGATGAGTATGCAAACATAAGAATGATGGAAGGAGATACAAGAATAATAGAAGGAGCAAGAATGCCACAAGATTTAGATTCCTCATATGTAAAGTTAAATTTACCAGGATCTCCATTACCAAATAATGCTATGTTTGCACCAAAAAATCTCATTGGTGCTCAACAAACACAGGATTTAATTTTGTCTCAAGAACAAAAATTCTTAATGGATTATTTACCAGCAGCAGGATTAAATCAACTTCCTATGAGTCCGCTTCCATTAGAATCAGAAGAAGAAGTTTAAAATCTTATGGATAACAAAAAAACAAGAAAATCACAAAGAATGGCAGGAGAAGTCATGAGGTTAATGGCTTTAGAAAATGAAATGCAAAGATTAGCACAGTCAGATTTACAGCCAGATGATGGATATATTAATCCAATGGGAAGAATTGGAACTGTTCCTGCAACAACATATTCTTTAGGAAATATGTTAAATGGCACTACAACTCAGTCAGTAATAAATCCTGAAGCTTAAATAAGTAGAATATTAAGTCAATTTATAATTTATATATTGGAATTTATTTTCCAGTTTCAAAGAACACAATTCAGTGTTCGCTATCAGCAAACCTAGCTGACTTCTAAAAATGTTTATAGATAACGATTTTCCGAAGCTGCTT